AAAATCTGGAAAATAATAAAGATATCATTAAATCTTTTAATAAAAATAATTTAAAATTTAAATCAAGTAAAATACTTTTAAGTCAAGGTAAAATGTATCCTTCTTTTGATAATTTTAAATCAAATACAAGCTATAAACAGTCATTACATGAGCATTTTGATTTTCAAAATAATGGTGATCTTTATAAAGAATTAGAGAATTTATATATTTTTAGTATTGACTAAATTTTTAAAAGGTAGTATCATCTTAAAATGAGTCCAAAAATCAAAGCAGAAGAAAATACAATTTCAATTGGAAGTTCGGAATTATTTGAATCCGTAGTAATCTCAGAACAAAAGCAAGAAATTGCTCAAGTAATCCCGCCTAATCTATTCACAAGGAATAAATATGGCCTTATTGAAGATAAGGGGCTCAATTATATATTTAATGATGATGGTACAATTAATTGGCGTAAAATGATCAAAACAGAGCATCTTGTTCCAAACAGACAGAAAACACAAGAAACAGATGTTTCTAAACTTCAAGACAAAGATTTACTCATTCTTCTTGGTGGTATCAAAGAACTTGCTCAAATCCGTGGATATACAAGTGTCGAATATAAAGTAGTCGCAGCTTCTGAGAGTTACTTTGCAACAAGCTGTAAAATTACTTGGTTACCAAATTATGAAACTGGTGGAAAAGAAATTATTTTTGAATCTCTTGCTGATGCTACAGTAAACAACACGAAGAGTTTCGCCAGATTCTTTTTGGCTGCAATTGCTGAAAATCGAGCTTTTGTTAGATGCGTAAGGAATTTCTTAAAAATTAATATTGTATCTCAAGAAGAACTTGGAGATGCTAAATTAATAGATGATTCAGTATCTCAAAATGATAATCCAACTTCTCCTCATGCTCTATTAGAAAAAGTAATGAAAGATAAAAGTATTAACTTTGATCAATTAAAGAAAAAATTAATTAAAGAAAAATTCGATAATGCAGAAAACTTAAATTCAATTTCTGATATTCCTAAAGCTAAAATTTTTGAGCTTATAGAAAGAATTAAAAAAGTTTAACTTAAAATATAAGTAGAAAAGCTAACTGAAACTTTTCCATTATCTGACACGCTTAGATTTAAACTATCATTATTTTTAACTATATTATTAAAATTAAAAGATAATATATTATTTAAAGTAGAATAATTTTTAAAATTTATTTGGATTGATCTTATTTCTTGATTTAATAAGAATGATCTCATATTTGACATCATATAATTATCAATATCCAATTCAAAAGCAAAATCTATCTTTATAGGATAATTTATTAATACTTCAGTAGGATAATATTCACCAATATTATATTGCGGTATTCTATTTGTTGAAATAGTCATATCAAATGAAAGAAGCCGATTTGTTAAGGCTTCATTTAAAGTTATATCAGTATAGCACAAATCGTATGGAGTTATGCTGTAATTTATTGGATTATTATTGATTATCCCAGTTTGTTCAGCAAATTGACCATAAATATCAATATCAGCACGACAAACAATAGGGTTATCAATTGCAGTTTTAATATTATATTTAGTTAAATAACCGCTATTAAAGTTCCACTTATTATATTTTGTCCAGTAAAAGCAAGAATTGGATCAACATTAGAAGGTATATATTCTATATTAATCATAGCTTTATTTTGATCATTTACTAAATAGTTAAAACCTGTATCTTCTATTGCTATGGAAGGAATGATATTTGTATCATAGGATACCCCTAAAGATTGAACTCCAGAAACAAATTGTCCATTTAAGTAAATATTTTGATTTTGTTTAGAAGAAAAGATAGCCATTTAATATAATTACACCATTAAAACAAGTGTAATTATTTAAAAGGTATAAGGTTATGGCAAGCATATACGATACAGTTTCTGGCTGGTCTAGTACAGTTAACTATATGAAATATAATATAGTTTCTGGATCAGATTCTAGATTTTATTACTCTGTTATAAACAATAATATTGGAGCAGCAAATAATCCAACTTCATTACCTAATCTTCAACTTGAATGGGATGGATATATAAATATTAATAGTGTTTTAGTTCCAAATTTCTTTTGGAAACCATCCTATACTAGTAGTATAAGCACCACTCCAGATATTAATATAATTCAATATGGTAACGGATATCAACAAAGATTAAATCAAACTATTAATCCAAATCTAGCAAATTTTGAAGCGCAATTCGATAATAGATTAGAATCTGAAGCGGTCAGTTTATTGCATTTCTTAAATGCAAGGTCAGCAAAAGAAGCTTTCATATACAATGTTCCCACAATTTATAGTAAAACTAATTTTTCAACAAGATTTATTGCACCAAATTGGTCTGTGAGTTATAATTCTTATAATAATTATTCAATAAAAATTAAACTTCAAGAGGTTTCTGCGTAATGTCAACTCAAAATCAAGTATTTAATCAAATAGTAAGTGGTTATAAATCTTTAAATGCTGAACTTTCCAAACTAGAGCCAAGTACGCCAATTAATTTTTATGAAATAGATTTAACTGAAATTTATCCAAAAGCAAACTATGCTACAGCTAATCAACCTATAACAAATGGAATACTTAGAGTATATAATGATTATAATTTATTTAATATCTCCACGAATCAATATGGCATTATAAATTGGCAAGGAAATTTTTATTATCCATTCCCCATATATGCAGAGGGTTTTGATTTATCATCCTCTTCAACTTTACCAACCCCAACTTTATCTTTTTCTAATTTTTCCCCCGATCTTTCAAACAATTCTTTTTATAAATACATTAGAATGCAAATCGAATCTTTAGGAGATATTGTAGGCTGTAAATTTACAAGAATTAGAAGTTTTTTAAAATATTTAAATTCAAGTAATTTTTCTAATGGAATAAATCCGTATACAGATGATACTTCTATAGTTGAAATAGAATTACCAAGAGATATATATTATATTGATAGAAAAAACATAGAAACTAGATCGAAATTAGAATTCACTTTAGCTTCTATATTAGATGTGGAAAATATAAATCTTCCAGGAAGAATGATTTTAGGTTCTAGATGTCCATTTCAATATAGAGGAGAAGGCTGCTTGTACGAATATAATACAAGAAAAACTAATATACATAGTGGAATATATGGACAAGTTACTAATCCAGGAGTTCAAATACATCTTCCATTAGAAGCTCCACCAGTTGCAACAGATAATGACGAATTATATTTAGGAACAATATTTACTGGTCTAGCAGATCAATTAAGGTTTAGTGGTATAAGTTATATATCTGTTGGAGCAGGAAATTATGGAAATCTTAATCAATGGAGTTTTACAAATTATACTCTTGGCGGAGCAGGAACAGATTTAGCAGCAGCTACAATTTTAAGTGATGGGAGCACACTGGTCGTAGGAGCCACATCTCAAGCGTCAATTGGAACAGTGCAATTAATATTAAATACTGGAGTAGAAATCACAAGAATTAGAATAGCATCACGTACTACATTTACTAATAATTATCAAGTTCAATATTCTCCACATGCTGGCATTTGGCAGACCGTTAGAAATATAAGTGGAGAAGATTTGACTTGGGCATTAAATGGTAGCGCATCTGGAACCTATTCATTAGACTTTCCTTCTAGAGGAAATCATACAGGATGGAGAATTATAACAACAAACTCTTCTGCTGGAACGCAAATTTCAGAATTAAATTTTAGCGGACAATTTAGAATTGGAGATCAAGGCTTATGGAATACAGGAATAGCTTATCAACGAGGAGATTATACTTATTTAGAAAAAGATGGAATAAAATATTATTTCGTATCAATAACTGGACATACTGCAGATGTTTTTAATACTCCACCAAATAGAGCTTATTGGGGATCAGATAGTTGCAGTAAAACTATTTATGGATGTAATCTAAGATGGTTAAAAAATCCTTATTTTAGACCAGTTTTATGGCCAACTACAAGAGAAGGATGGGATAGAGACACTTTTATAAGAAAATATCAAATTACTGGAACAGGCAATCCACCTGGCCCCAATGGTGGAGTAGATGCTCCATCAAATATAAGAAGATTGATAACTCCTCCGTGGTATAAAACTGGAGCTCAAGATGGATGGCCAAGAAGACCAGATGTTCATGATCCTAATAGCCCATATGCTCATGGAATACCAAAAGATATTAGTGGCGAATACTTAAATGGATTTTTACCTTTTGGTGGTTTCCCTGGAGTAGAAAAAATATCATGAAATTTAATAAAATTACTAACCTTATTAAAAAACATGCTCTGGAAGAATTTCCTAATGAATGCTGTGGATTTATAGTAGAAAAAGACAATATTTTTGATTGTATTAAAAGTAAGAATATTGCAAAAATACCAACAAGAGACTTCAAGATAAAAATTTCTGACTATTTAGATATAAAAAATAATTATAATATACTCTATATTTATCATAGTCACTGTGATGAAAAATATAAAGACTTTTCTGGTAAAGATATTTTGGCATCAGATGGAATAGGAATTAATTATTTATTGCATATAGTGAATACAGA